GCCGCAGACACTGCCGGTTCTTTTGGTGACTTGACCGTTGCTTCAGGTGTGACAGGCTTGGCTCGTTTCACCATTATGTTCTCCAGCGCCACAGCATACGTCTTCACGCGCACTGCTTAATCAGGAGGCCGCATGAGCTCCAGCAATATACAGACGGTAACCAAGACCGGGGCAACCACGGCTGTTGCCATCTCGGGCAGGACGCGAGTGGTCGGTATTTATTACACATGTAATAACACCGCTTCAGTGATCCATCTGCACAACAATACGACAGGGGCGGGCACTGCCCAGACCTCTATCTACACTCCCGCTGCGGCAGGCGCGTATGACATTATTATTCCCGACATGGGTTTGTTGTTTACAAATGCCGTTTATTTAGAATTTAGTGCCAACGTGCTAAGCGTTACGCTGCTTTTCCAAGGTGGAGCAGCTGCGTAATGGCCAAGAAAACCCCATCCCTTTCGGTTGGTCGCGGTGAGAAGTTGCCCGCCTCCAAGGGGGCGGGCTTGACTGCCAAAGGCCGTGCTAAATACAACGCAGCTACAGGCAGCAACTTGAAAGCCCCGCAGCCTCAAGGCGGCAAGCGCAAGGACTCGTTCTGCGCGCGCATAAGTGGCATGCCGGGACCGATGAAGGACGAGAAGGGTAAGCCGACTCGTAAAGCCGCGTCCTTGGCGCGATGGAAGTGTTAAATGGAGATGATGGTATGGAACGTGGTTTTGACCGCCGTGGTGGGTCTCATGGGATTCTTGCTTAAAAGCAAGTTTGATGAGCTCTCGCGCATCAGCATTTTGCTGAATCGCACCCGCGAAGAGGTTGCCAGGGACCATATCACGCGCAGGGAAGTGGACGATCGGGTTGAAAAACTTGTTGTCCACATGGATCAAAGGTTTAACCGAATCGAGCAAAAGCTTGATGACATGCAAAAAGGACGGACGATATGAAAGCACCCATGAAAATGGTCAAAAAAGGCGGCAAGTCAGTGCCTGCTTTTGCGGCTGACGGCGTTGGCAAAATGAAAAAAGGGGGCATGGCAGGCATGCACAAAATGCCTGACGGCAAGATGATGAAAGACTCTGACATGGCCGACAAGATGGGTCGGGCCGTGAAGCGTAAAACGGCCGACGTTAAAGGCCGTGCAATGAAAAAAGGAGCTTGATATGGCTGGAAGAGGAATGGGTTGCGCCACTCGTGGCGGCGGTGCTGTTGAAAGCGGCCCCAAAAACAAAGTGATGTCCGAGACCAGTAAAACGACTGGCCCCGTGATGATGAAAAAAGGCGGCATGGCCAACAAAGGCGGCATGAATGAGCACAAGCGCATGGCCATGGGCAAGCCTATTGGCAAGATGGGCGGTGGCATGATGGCCAAGGGCTACAAAAAGGGCGGGGCAGCTTGCTAAATGGCCACATCCGGCACAACCACGTTCAACCTGTCAATTGACGACTTGGTTGAGGAGGCGTTTGAGCGCTGCGGCATGCGTCCGACCAGTGGGTTTCAACTCACCTCGGCGCGCCGTTCGCTTAACCTGCTTTTCCTTGATTGGGCCAATCGCGGGTTGAACTTGTGGACGATTGAGCAGGCCACCTTTCCGTTAACCGCTGGCGTTAACGAGATTGCCTTGGACGAGTCGGTTGTCAACGTGCTTGAGGCGGTTATTCGCCAAAACAATCAGGGTACAAACACAGACGTGTACATTGAGCGCATCAGTCGAGAAGACTGGCTTAACGTGCCCAACAAGACGGTGCAAGCCCGCCCCGCGCAGTTTTATGTTGAACGGACCAATATTCCCAAGGTCTACTTTTACCCTTCCCCGGCTGCTGGGTACACGTTTGTGTATTACCGCATCCGCCGCATTCAAGACGCAGGAAGCTACACCAACACTTCCGACGTAAACTTCAGGTTTTTGCCATGCTTGGCCTCTGGCTTGGCCTACTACCTGTCGCTCAAGTTTGCCGCCGACCGTGCTGCCGCTTTGAAGGCCATCTACGAAGAGGATTTCCAGCGCGCCGCATTGGAAGACCGAGACACTGCCAGCGTGCAGTTCGTGCCGGACATGGGGGTATGACATGGCCTTCGCAACCGGCATCTATTCCTACGGGTTGTGCGACTACTGTGGCCAGCGCTACAAGTACAACATACTGCGTAAGAACTGGCGCGGGTTCATGGTCTGCCCTGACGATTACGAGCCCAAGGAGCCTCAGTTGGAGCCCTTGCGCTACCGAGGTGATGCCATTGCATTGCGCGATCCGCGTCCCGATCGCATCGAGCCTGTGTCAGTCTTTGTTGGCGCACCGGGCTTCACGGCGTTTCAGAGTTACGGCAGCGTCCTGGGCACGGCTAACATGCGTCCTTATGTGCAAGATCAAGCGCTTATCGCGCAGGGTGTTGTCGGAAAAGTGACTGTGAGCATCACATGAACTACAACGAACTTGTCACCAACATCCGAAACTACACCGAGGTGGGCAGCAATGTCTTTACCGAGTCGGTGATCAACACGTTTATCACGATGGCGGAGAACCAGATTCTTCGCGAGATAGACCTCGATGTTTTTAAGCTAGAGGTCACGGGCAACATGACTCAGGGTAACAAGTTCTTGAGTGCCCCTTCGAACCTGCTTACACATCGCTACATGGTTTTGACACCAGCTAGCGGGGAGCAAATTTTCTTGGATTTTAGGGACACCTCCTTTATGAAAGAGTACTGGGCCAACGGAACTACCCAAGGCATTCCTAAATACTATTCGGTGTGGGACCAGAACACGTTCTATATCGCTCCCACGCCAAACCAAAACTACAGCGTGGAGCTGGGCTACATCTACCGCCCCGCACAGTTGTCGTCGGCCAATCCAACAACATGGATCAGTATCAACGCACCAGAGGCGCTGCTATATGCCTGCCTGATCCAGGCCTACAGTTACACCAAGGGCCCGGCAGACATGATGCAGTATTTCCGCGCAGCCTATAAAGAGGCTATCCAAGGTTTGGGTACTGAGCAGCAGGGCCGCCGTCGCCGTGATGAGTACCGGGATGGTATGCTTCGTATTCCACTTAAATCGGAGTCACCAGGACCATGAATACCCCTCCCGTTCAAGCCTTTATGGGCAGCGTTTTTGTCGAGACCACGCAGGCGCGTGGGTGGACACCAGAAGAGCTGGCTGTTCGCGCTGCAGACAAAATTATTTACGTCGGCGACCAATCGCATCCAGCGGTGCAGGCGCAGGCGAGAGCATTCAAAGAAAACGTCAAGCAGGTGGTGGCGTTTTATTTGAAAGAGGCAATTGAGCAGGACAGAGCGACAATTGCAGGTAGGCTTACCCAAGCCGGTCACCCCAACTTGGTCCATTTACTAGGAGATTAAAATGGCATTCTCAGGCAACTTCATGTGCACAAGCTTTAAGACAGAGCTGATGCAGGCTGTACACAATTTCACAGCCAGCACCGGTGACACGTTCAAGCTGGCACTGTACGACAACAGCGCTTCTTTCACGGCTGCAACAACAGCCTACACTGCTACCAACGAGGTGGCTAACTCTGGTTCTTACGCAGCGGGCGGCGGCACATTGACAAACGTCACGCCTACGTCTAGCGGCACAACTGCGTTTACGGACTTTGCTGACTTGTCCTTCACCAGCGCGACTATCACTGCATATGGTGCCTTGATCTACAACGACACGGCTGCGGGCAATCCAAGTGTTGTCGTGTTGGATTTCGGGGGTGCGAAGACGTCTACTGCAGGCACCTTTACCATTATCTTCCCCGCTGCTGACGCTACAAATGCGATTATCCGAATCGCATAAAAGGCGTAAATGGCCAGTGCAGCTGTTGCCTTTGACGGATGGAATGCGTCTGGCGTAGGCTGGGGAGAACAGCCTTGGGGTGAAGGCGCGCTTGACATTGCTGCAACGGGGGCAGTAGGAACAGTTACGTCACCTGGAAACGTGACGGTCAACCTCGTTGGGGTAGAGGCTGTTGCCTTTGTTGGCCAAGTAGCGGTAGAAGGCGAAGCCGCCGTTGACGTCACGGGTTTAGAGGCTGCTGCCTCTGTTGGCCAAGTAGCGGTAGAAGGCGAAGCGGCTGTTTCCGTCACGGGTTTAGAGGCTGTTGCCTCTGTTGGCCAGGTAGCGGTAGCGGCTGCTGCTGACGTAGCTGTCACGGGTTTAGAGGCTGTTGCCTCTGTTGGCCAAGTAGCGGTAGAAGGCGAAGCGGCTGTTTCCGTCACGGGTTTAGAGGCTGTTGCCTCTGTTGGCCAAGTAGCGGTAGAAGGCGAAGCGGCTGTTTCCGTCACGGGTTTAGAGGCTGTTGCCTTTGTCGGTCAAGTACAAGTAAGTACCGGCGCTTCTGCCTTTGTTGACGTCACGGGAGTAGGGGCTGTTGCCTTTGTTGGTCAAGTGGCGGTTGAGGCTGCTGCTGACGTAGCTGTCACGGGAGTAGAGGCTGTTGCCTCTGTTGGCCAAGTGGCGGTGCAAGGCGAAGCCGCCGTTGACGTCACGGGAGTAGGGGCTGTTGCCTTTGTTGGCCAAGTGGCGGTGCAAGGCGAAGCCGCCGTTGACGTCACGGGAGTAGAGGCTGTTGCCTTTGTTGGTCAAGTGGCGGTTGAGGCTGCTGCTGACGTAGCTGTCACGGG